GCGTGCGTGATCGACGCGGGCACGCCGGTCGGCCGGGACGTGAACCGCCTGTTCGTCGGCTTCGTCCGCCGCGAGTTCGGCAGCGAGGCCTTCAAGGTGGAGCGCGTCGATGCCCTCCACAACCACCAACCCGAGGAGGTCCACGCATGACTTTGATGTCGCGCGTCCAGCGGGGCCGGACGCCGAAGCCGCCGAGGTTGCTCGTCTACGGCACCGAGGGGATCGGCAAATCCACATTCGCCGCCAGCGCGCCCAAGCCTGTTTTTGTCCAGACCGAGGACGGCCTGGACGAGATCGCCTGCGACAAGTTTCCCCTGGCCACAACCTTCGACGACGTGATCGGCGCGCTGGCGGAACTCCGCGTCGAGAAGCACGACTACGAGACCGTCGTCATCGACAGCCTCGACTGGCTTGAGCGCCTGATTTGGGATCGCGTCTGCCAGGAGTCAGGGGTCAAGAGCATCGAGAAGGCCGATGGCGGCTTCGCCAAGGGCTACACACACGCCTTGACCTTCTGGCGCGAGGTCATCGACCAGCTCAACCTGCTCCGGGCGGGGCGCGGCATGGTCGTGCTGCTGATCGCCCACGCCAAGGTCGAGAAGTTTGAGGACCCGGAATCCTCGCCTTATGACCGCTACTCGCCCCGGCTGCACAAGCACGCGGCCGCGTTGGTCAGCGAGTGGTGCGACGCCGTGCTGTTCGCCACGCGGAAGATTCGCACGCAGACCGAGGACGCTGGCTTCAATCGCAAGCGCACCATCGCCCACGCGATCGGCAAGGACGGCGGCGAGCGCATCCTGCGCTGCGTGGGCGGACCCTCGTGCATCGCCAAGAACCGTTATGGGATCGCCGACGACCTGCCGCTGTCGTGGGCGGCGTTCATCGCGGCCCTTTCCACCAACCAGAAAGAAGGAGCCAAGACCAATGGCTGATTTGCGCGGGTTCGATGCCAACCAGGTCGAACCGTCCACCGATTTCGATCCCATCCCGGCCGGCAAGTACCTGGCCATCATCACCGAGAGCGAGATGAAGCCCAACAAGGCCGGCACCGGGCATTTTCTCCAGCTCACCTTCCAGATCATGGAAGGCCCGTTCAAGAACCGCCTGCTGTGGGCGCGTCTGAACCTCGACAACCCGAATGCGACTGCGGTGCAGATCGCTCGCGCGGAACTGAGCGCGATCTGTCGGGCCGTCGGCGTGCTGGCCCCGAACGACTCGGTCGAGCTGCACAACTTGCCCTTGGTGGTCCACGTCAAGTGCAAGAAGCGCGACGACACGGGCGAGATCGCCAACGAGATCAAGGGCTACGCCAAGAAGGAGGCGCCGGCAGCGCCAGCGGCCAGCGCGCAGCCGCAGGCCAACACCACGCCGCCCTGGAGGCGCTCGTGACGTTCGAGGTCGAGCTGCCCTACCCGCCGTCGATCAACCATTACTGGCGGCGGGTGGGGCCGCGAACCCTGATCAGCCGCGAAGGCCGCCGCTTCCGCCAGCGCGTCATGGCGATCCTCGCGGCCCTCGCCTGCGAGCCGCTGCACGGACCGCTCGCCGTGGAAGTCGAAGTGTATCCGCCCGACAACCGTCGGCGCGACATCGACAACGTGCAAAAAGCCCTACTCGATGCGCTGCAGCACGGCGGCGCGTACCTGGACGACAGCCAGGTCGTCCGCCTGGCCATCGTCAAGCGCGAGCCCGTCGTGGGCGGGAAAACCCTTGTCCGCATTCGGAACGAGTGATGCTAACGCTGCGTCCCTACCAGGAAGAGGCCAAGGCCGCTGTCTACACCCACCTGCGCGTGCGCGACGACAACCCGTGCGTCGTGATCCCCACCGCCGGCGGCAAGACGCCGGTGATGGCGTCAATCTGCAGGGATGCGGTCGGCCTGTGGCAAGGCCGCGTCCTGATCCTGGCCCACGTCAAGGAGCTGCTGGAGCAGACGGCCGACAAGCTGAACAAGGTTTGCCCCGAGGTCCGCTTCGGCATCTACTCGGCGGGCCTCAAGCGCCGCGACACCGCAAACCCGGTGATCGTGGCCGGCATCCAGTCCGTGTACAAGCGGGCGTGCGAGCTGGACGCCTTCGACCTCGTCGTCATCGACGAGGCGCACATGATCCCGCCCGAAGGCGACGGCATGTATCGGCAGTTCCTGGCCGACGCCCGCGCCATCAATCCCAACCTGCGGATCATCGGCTTCACGGCGACGCCGTTCCGCCTCAAGACCGGTTCGATCTGCACGCCGGACGGCTTCCTCAACCACGTTTGCTACGAGGTCGGCGTCCGCGAGTTGATCGTCCAGGGATACCTCTGCCCGCTCATCACCAAGGCCGGCATCAACAAGGCCGACTTCAGCCGGCTGCACGTGCGGGCCGGCGAGTTCGTGGCCGACGAGGTCGAGGACCTGATGGACGACGACCGGCTCGTCGAGGCCGCCTGCGGCGAGACGGTCGGCTACACCGGCAAACGCAAGGCGGTGCTGATCTTCGCCAGCGGCATCAAGCACGGCGAGCACATCGTCCGTGTGCTGAAAGACAGGCACGGCATCACCTGCGGCTTCATCACCGGTGAGACGCCGACCGGCGAGCGCGACGCGCTGCTCGATGAGTTCCGCGCGGGCCGGCTGAAGTATCTGTGCAACGTCAACGTGCTGACCACCGGCTTCGATGCCCCGAACATCGATTGCGTGGCGCTGATCCGTCCCACGTTGTCGGCCGGCCTCTATTACCAGATGGTCGGCCGGGGCTTCCGCCTGCACCCCAGCAAGCACAATTGCCTGGTCCTAGATTTTGGCGGCAACGTGCTGCGGCATGGCCCGGTCGATCAAATCCGGGTCAAGCAGTACGGCGCGGGCGGTAACGGCCAGGCGCCGGCGAAGGAGTGTCCCGAATGCCTGTCGGTCGTGGCCGCCGGCTACGCGCGCTGCCCGGATTGCGGATACGAGTTCCCGCCGCCGCAGCGCACGCCGCACGATGGCAAGGCCAGCGAGGCCGGCATCCTGTCGGGTCAGGTCACGACCACGAAGTGCGCCGTGCGGGACGTGTTCTACAGCGTTCACACCAAGCGCGGCGCCGGCCCTGATGCGCCCCGGAGCATGCGCGTCGATTACAAGGTGGGCTGGAACGATTACAAGTCGGAGTGGATCTGCTTCGAGCACGACGGCTATGCCCGCCAGAAGGCGGTGCACTGGTGGAGACGGCGCTCCAAGGAGCCGGTGCCGGAGACCGCCGAGGAGGCAGTCGCCTTGGCGCAAAACGGACGCCTGGCCCCCACCCGCGAGATCACCATCCGCGCCATGACGGGTGATGACTTCGACCGCATCGTCGGCTACGAGCTGGGCGACATCCCGCCGCCGCTGGACGACCAGGAGCTGCCCGCAGACGCTCTCGACTTCCCGTTCGGTTACAACGCGGTCGCCGCGGAGGAGGAGATTCCGTGGTGACCCCTGGCGAGCTACTAACCGCTGCTCTCCGCTATGCCGAGATGGGCTATCCGGTCTTCCCCTGCGCGCCGGGCGGCAAAGCGCCGCTCACCGAACATGGCTTCCACGATGCGACCGTCGATCCCGAGCAGATCGAGCGCTGGTGGGCGCAGCACCCCAGCGCCAACATCGGCATTCCGACCGCGGGGCTCGTGGTCATCGACATCGATGGCGACGGCAACCGCTGGCCCGGCGACGACCCTGACCGGCTGCTCGAGCTGGCGGCGGGGCCGATGGCGTTGACGCCGCGCGGCGGCAGCCACCGCCTGTTCCGGCAGCCGCAGGGCAAGAACTGGCGCTGCACCGAGGGCCGGCTGGCGGCGAAGGTCGATACGCGCGCCGATGGCGGCTACATCGTGGCCCCGCCGTCCGTGGTCGCGGGCGGGAAGGCGTACCGCTGGGCACCGGGTCTGGAGTTGGACGACCCGCCCGACCGCCTCCCCGAACCGCCGCCCTGGTTGGCCCAGGAACTCGACCGGTTGGCCGCCCCGTTGGCCAACGGAACGCCCACGTTCGCCCACGTCGCGGCTGGTCCGCCCGAGGCGAACGCGATCCCGGAGGGGCAACGGAACGCGACCCTGGCACGCCTGGGCGGGAATATGCGCCGGGTCGGGATGTCCCAGGCCGAGATCGCCGCCGCGCTCCTCCAGACCAACAAGGACCGTTGCTCGCCGCCGTTGTCGCCGCGCGAGGTCGAGCGGATCGCCGCAAGCATCGCCAGGTACGAGCCGGACCAGATCGCGGTTGCACTGACCGAGAACCATTGGGACCAGATGTATGCCGAGGCGCCGGCGGATGAAGACGCCTCCGCCAACCCTGACCCCGGCCCGATCCCCGATCATCTGCTGTCCGTGCCCGGCTTCATCGACGAGGTGATCGCCTACACGCTGGCGACCGCCCCGTACCCGGAACGGGCGCTGGCGTTCTGCGGAGCGCTGGCGCTGCAAGCGCTCCTGGCCGGCCGCAAGGTCCGCGACGAAGCCGACAACCGCACCAACCTCTATGTCCTGGGCCTGGCGAACTCCGGAGCCGGCAAGGATTACCCGCGCAAGGTCAACCAGCGCATCCTCCTGCAGGTCGGCATGGCCGAAAGCATCGGAGACACGTTCGCCAGCGGCGAGGGAATCGAGGACCGGCTGTTTGTCCAGCCCGCGGTGCTGTTCCAGACCGACGAGATCGACGGCCTGATGACCAAGATCAACCTCGGCCGCGACGCCCGGCACGAGGGAATCATGAACGTGCTGCTCAAGATGTACACGAGCGCCAGTTCGCTGTACCCGATGCGGGTCAAGGCGGGCAAGGAACCGGGCATCATCGACCAGCCCTGCTTGTGCATCTTCGGCACGGCGATCCCCAAGCACTACTACGAGGCGCTGTCGCTCAAGATGCTCTCGAACGGCTTCTTCGCCCGCATGCTGATCATGGAGACCGGCAAGCGCGGCAAGGGTCAGGACGCGGCCGTGCGCGATCCGCCCGGCTCGGTGTTGGCGACGGCGCAGTGGTGGGCCGACTTCTCGCCGGGGGAAAAGCGGAGCAATCTCGCCGACTGGCACCCGATCCCCAAGGTCGTCGAATGCACGCCCGAGGCCGGCGACGTGCTGCGGGCCTTCCGCGAGCGAGCCGAGGTCGAATATGGGCTGGCCGAGGACAAGGTGGATCAGGCCGGCATGGCCATCTGGGCGCGGGCCAACGAGAAGGCCCGCCGGCTGGCGCTGATCTATGCGTGCAGCGCCAACCACACCGACCCGCGCGTCACCGCCGACGCCGCCCGCTGGGCCTGCGACTTCGTCGATCACCAGACCCGGCGCATGCTGTTCATGACCGCCGAGTACGTGGCGGAAAACGAGTTCGACGCCCGCTGCAAGAAGCTCGTGGCCACGCTGCGCAAGTGGCGCGAGAAGCACGGCGATGCCTGGATGCCCTTCTGGCAAATCAACCGCAAGCACCCCTGGAGCGAGCGCGAGCACGAGGAGGTCCGTACCACGCTGCTCAACCAACGCCTCCTCGAGTACCAGGAGCGAAAGACCGGTGGAACGCCCCAGCGCCTCTATCGCCTGGCATGAACCCATTGCCGTACCCGTTGCGGGAACGCAGCCCATTGCGCGTGCAACGGGTTCGTGGCCGGCCAGCAACAGCCGACCCGTTGCAGCAACAGGTCAAGCGGAAGCGCAACAGGTTGGCGTGGGCATGGCAACAAAAAGATCGAAGGGGAATGAACTTATGGAGAGAACAACAACCTATTGACCTATTGCGCTATCTACCCCGCGCGTATTCGATTCGCCCGCGCACGCGCGCATACGCGAGAGTGGGGGCGCAATGGGTCAATGGGTTAGGTACTTCCCGGCGGATGTGCCGCCCGTGCCCCCGGCGGGAACAGCCGCCAACCAGAGCAGAGTTTGTTTTGTGTGACCGAACTTTCCACGGAGAA